TTGCTATCAATCTCAATTTCAAAAGTACGGTTATTATCTGTCATTCCACAGAAACCAACTGCATTTTCTTTTTTACTGAATGTTCTAAAAACAACTTCAATATCAAGTGTTCTAAATCTAGGAAGTAAATCTGCTATCATTTGGTGTACAGTAGTAATAGCAATATCTCTTTGATGCTTTTTACCACCTTTTGCACTCACAAAATTCATAGTCTTTTTTCTCTCTTTTTTCATTATATTATCATTCTATACTAAAAATGGAGTAATGTCAAGTATTATTTTTTCCCTTATAAATCAAGGGTTTGCAACGATAAAAAGAGGGGGTAGCTTTACACTACCCCCAAGGGTGATTCGCAAATGGTCATTTTGAGAGAGAGTGAGAGGTGACCATATTGGAATCATTTTACTAATATACCAGAAGTATATCGTAAAGTCAAGTCAAATCAAATAATATTACCGTTAGGCATCCAATAATCATCTGTCCAACCAAATGCTGTTTTCACAACATTATCCGATAGTCCTTTATATTTTTGATGTAGTGTTTTATCTTTCACATGACAAAGAACAGTAGCTTCATCTTTATGCAAACCTTCTAACATCTGAATGAACATAGTTTCTTTTCTCATTCTAGGTGTTTGACTATCTGCACCTTTAATAAAGTGCCATATTCTTTTTACTTCTTGAGAAAGTAAAGTATGTTCAGTACCCTCAGGCGCTTCATTTGCTTTGTATGGTGTATCACCTTCAGGCAACACCCATTCAATCTTTGGGTCAAAAGATGCTTTGATTAGCATTCTAAGAGGTTCACTATCGTTCTCTTTTAGAACTGCAATTTTCTTATCTTTAGTTTTTGCATTATTCACTTTAGTCAAAATTTCTGACATAAGTGGTGTATATGTTTTCAACGGTCTATTCATTAGAAATCTCCAATATTCTCCATTAGGTTTTTTAGTTTATACTTTATAAAGTAATTTAGTAGTTTTCTTCTATCACCATTAGGTGTGTTTACATATAATTGTATACACTCATCTACTAGTTCCTCTGGAATATAATTTAAATCTATTAGAGTTCTATTTCTATGAAAATTTCTCATCATCTCTTCATTACAGAAATCTTTAGGTTCAAGTTCAATCCAAGTTTCAAGTTTTCTTTTTGAGATAGGTCTTTGACGAATCTCATCTACGAAAGTACTATCTGGTGATAAAAAGTTTGGTACTCCATCACTTCTATCACCTTGAAGTATATGTGTCTTAATATATGTAGTAGGGTCTACACCGTTAAGAAATTTCTTTTGGGTTGGACTATATTGAGTTACAAAATTGTGTTGTTGTAATTGAATAAAGTCTTTGTCTCCAGAAAGAATTAGTACCTTTTCGTAATTCTTTGGTTCTCTTGCAACATGAAATACGACAGATGCAATAATATCATCTGCTTCTGCTGTTTCTACTTGCAATACTTTATATGGGAAGTACTCTGTTAATTCGTCACGAATTAAATGCAGAGTATCGAAAATAGAATTCCAATCTAATTTAGATTCTTTTCTATCTTTTCTACGGCTATACTTGTAGTTAGGAAATATTTCCCTTCTCCAGTTATTCTTAGCATCATAACATAGTACAAGTTCACCATACTCATCAGAGAACTTTCTACGATATCCTCTTAATGAATTCAGAACCATGTGTCTTACTAAGTCTGGTTCTACTTCTTTTCGTCCACCAATCTGCACCATCAAATTTGATAGTGTCACTTGGTTCATATCAACTAATATCATCTCCGTTACCATCATCCTTCGATTGAGGAAGCATATCATCAATCTTGTTCAAATTTATTCTAGTCATTATAGTCTTATCATCATTGGTTTCAGTTTTCACAATCAAATCCATAAAGTGTTGCATAGGGTGGTCAAACCCCATTTGTCTATAAAGAGCACTCTTAACTACTTCATTGAGAAAACTTATATCACCAATAAACCTATCCTTCTTAATATCAAATCCATTTTCACCCACATTATGTATAAGGTTAATCATTAGACCTTCTGCGAGATTATCGCAAAAGTCTAAATCCTCAGTAACCCTATGTGCATCCATATCAATAATCTTGGGTGCATCTTTACCTTTATATGTCGTTGGAAATTTAATGACATTATCGCTCAATAGCCTAACTCCGCTTTCTGTTTTTCAACTTTTTTCTGGTAACGTCTTTTTCCTGCTGCTTTTGCTTTACGTTTCTTTTCACCTTTACTAGTGAAGTAAGTACGTTCTCTTAGTTCTTGGAAGAAACCATCTTTCATTAGTTTCTTCTTTAGAACTCGCATTGCACCATTTATGTCAGATGTTAAGTTTCCATCTTTATCTTTAATCTGACGTACCGTTACCGTCATACCTTCATCTCTAGGATATTTATCCTTCTTATGAAAGTTCTTCTTGTTGAATTTATTGTATCTCATACTTCTCCTTATCCAGCGTCTATTATTTTATTTAGTTTGTCTGTCTCAGACTCTTTTATCTTACTAACATCACTATCAAGTTCTTTGAAAGCGTTGTTTGCTTTAATCTTAGACATTAACATCTTATCCCTCTTTAGACGATTCAGAAGAATTTTCTGTGCTTCTTCATCAGAATATTCTAGAAGAACATACACACGATACTGCATACCATTTGAAACAATTGCTGATTCTTTTACCTTATATCCAGCAACATCAACATCAGCAACAATATTCTTTGTTGCAGTTGAAATCTCATTTATCACAGAAGCATCTAAATCAGAAGAACCTACTTTTGTCATAAATGATTTGGTAACTTGATTCAACCTACCATTAATCCTATCTGCAAGAATAGCTTTCGCTCTTAGGTTTGCCATATCATACGATAGTTGTAATTCTGGTGACAATGCAGTACCTACAGAATAGATTGCATTTTTATCATCAGGCATATTAGTATACCACTTGGGAACTTGTTCAACTTGTTCCTCTACTACTTTTGCAGTATGTTCATATGCTTTCTTTATTGCAAAGGGTGTTGGTTTCTTTGCAGTATCAATTGTGCCTGTATTTGATGCACAAGCACTAAGTAAGGCCCCTACGGCCCCTACCATTATCACATTTTTAATCATTACTCTTCACCTCGTTAAGTTGATTTACAATTTGGTCACGAATACCACTATCTACAAACATTTTAGTGGTTGTTGTTGTTATTTGTGGATAGTATGTGACCAACACTATTCCTACCACAATTCCCATAATAAATTTAAACATTAGTTAAATATCCCATACAACAATGCATCAATAAGTTTTGGTTTATCATCTGCATAATTCCCATAATAATGTGTTGGGTCTGGACTAGAAGATGGTTTTATTGGTTTGAACAATTCTGCCATCTGTTCTGCCTTACTCTTTTTCTCCACATATTGAATAAGTATCTCTGGTTTACTATCACAAGCATATTCAGTTTTAGAATTGATTATATCACCATCTTTATATTGAACGATTTTGACATACTCACAATCTTCTTTTGAATGTGCATCTGGGATAAATGAACCGAATACCCATAACATCAAGATTGTTGCACCAACAACCCATAATATTTCTTTCATAATTTACTTTCTGTTACTCGTTAATTTAGTCTATACTACCAAATTTCTTAGGCAGAGTCAAGTACTTTCTCAACAGCTTCTAAAGCATTATATCCAAATCCACCGATATGCCAATCATATTCTCCAGTGGGGATATATCCATCTTTCCAATTATAGATAGTCGCTGTAACATAATTAAAGTCTTCACCGTATTCATCTACAAAAGGAACTTTGATATCCAATGTCCACTGTGCATTGACCTTTTCATAAGGACTTGCATCTGTAAATGTTGGTTCTCCAAAAACCTCGACTAACTTATCATAGGTTGTTTTTATCTTACCTTGTAAGCTACTCATATTAACATTTACTGCATCACTATTTTCAAACTCTAACATTCTACTACCTCTCCTTTATCAATCCAAACCAAGTTTTCTTCAAACAGAACTTCCCATGTATCCTTTCTCTCTTTCAAGTAGTCGAACATATAGACGTTCTCTTTCGCCCATTTGATAGCATCTTTTGCATTATCAAACTCACCCTTTAAACCCCTTTTATTCATTTGGGTATAAACGATATATTTTAGTTTTTTCACATTTTCCATAGTATTACCTCTCAATTATATTTACATTATACACTGTTATTAGAACAAAGTCAAGGATTATTTTAGTAATAACCCCAGAAATCATTCCACATCTCTAGAATGGCATCTTTTGCGATATCAATATCAAAGTGTGTCTTTAAACCCAATGTTTCCACAACAAAGGTGTTAACCTCTTCAATATGTTCACACTCACCAATCTTGGTTTCAAGACCGTCAATATTCCAAACATTCTCTTGAATGTCCATCATATAGTTTTTAACTTTTCCCATAATTTACCTCTTTCTCTATTATATTATCATTATACACTGTTTTAAGAACAATGTCAAGCCTTTTCTGCAAATAATTTACCCATTCCTTCAAAGACCACATTATAAGCATTTACCTCATATACCCAAACATCAAAGAAATCATCATCATCCATTTCAGTATCTAAAGTGCAATGTGTGTTCCATATTGCGTTCATCTTCTCCATACCACCCAAAAGGTTACCATCTCCAAGACCTTTGATAGTAGTTACAGCGTCATCCCACTTAGGGGTTTCAACGTAAAAATTAGGAATTCTAAACATATTTTTCTCTCTCTCTTTATCTTAATTACTCTTAGAGTATACCTTGTTTTTATAACAAAGTCAAGTCTTTTTTTGGGCCTAAAAAAACCCTTAAAAATCAAGGGTTTAATTAGTTATTTTTTGTTAGGTTTTGAGATTAATTCCCACTCTTCATCAGTATATGGCCACATGATTCGCTACTTCAATTCTGCGAGTTTTTGGTCATATTCTTTATTAGTTTGGTCTTGAACTCTTTGTAGGTGATATGGTGCTTCTCTGTCAAACTGACCATAGTGCTGAAATATTTTTATATTTGCACTAAGTTGTCTACCTCTTTGAATGTTGATAAATGTTCTCATTACAAATAGTCTCAATGCATCACACACATGACAAGTCTGCTCATACACAGCAGTTGCTACTGACATTTTTGTCTCCTTTTTGAAAAAATAGTTTAGATTTAAACTACACTGTTATTTATAAGAATAGACCCATTCTGAATACGCAATACTATTATGCGTTTCCGTAAACAGTGTTGATGATATTATTCACTCTTACAAATGTTGCACACTTGGATAGTGATTTTAATCTCTTTGCACCCACATAAGTACACGCAGAACGAATACCAGAAAGTATATCAATAATGGTATGATTTACAGCACCACGATATGGAACTTCTACAGTTTTACCTTCAACTCCACGATATTCTCTATGTGGTACATTATGTCTAGACATTGCAGATTCAGATGCCATTCCATAAAATGTCATTTTTCCATCTACAACTTTACCATCACATTCATCATGTCCTGCTAACATTCCACCAATCATTACAAAGTCTGCACCAGCGGCAAACGCTTTTACAATATCTCCAGAATTAGTACAACCACCATCTGCAATAATGTGTCCATTTAATCCATGAGCTGCATCTGCACATTCTATAACTGCACTAAGTTGTGGATATCCAATACCAGTTTTAATTCTTGTCGTACATACAGAACCAGGCCCAACTCCTACTTTTACAATATCTGCACCAGCAAGAATTAGTTCTTGTGTCATATCAGCAGTAACCACATTACCAGCAACAATAGTTGCATCTGGGATATGTTCTCGTAACGACTTTATTCCATCAATTACAGAAATGGTATATCCATTTGCAACATCAATACCTATGAACTCCCATTTAGTATTATGAATTGTCAACATAGTTAAGTCATCAAGACCAGCCATCATACAGACATTACGACCTTTACCAAATGCAGTAATATCTTTTTTAAGATAATGTCTTGCTGGACAAGTAATCATTTTATGTTCTGATAACACACTGTGCATCTCTGGTGTTCCAACTGTATCCATGTTAGAAGCCATGATGGGGATGCCTGTCCATTCTTTTTTACTATGCACAAACTTATGAGTTCGTGTCATATCAACATCATATCTGGAAGTTAGGGTTGACCTTTTTGGTCTAATTAGTACGTCTGAATAGTCTAGTTTGATATCTTCACTTATAAGCATTATATTTTCACCTTTTGTTACTGTTAAACAATTTTTCCATTTTATTTTGTCTAGGTCTTCTGATGACCTTTTCTCTTTGGGGGGGTTCTGGTTTTGATTCTACTTTTTTCATTCTTTTCGCAGTTTCATCTTGTTTCTTCCACTTCACTTGTTCTCGCATATTTAACTGTGGTCTAAAATGTTCTAAAACTTCTTCTGCATTTTCTGTAAATTCTAACATAAATTTAATTGCAATATAACTATCACCTTTAAACATAAGACGGCTATTCTGGTAAACTTTACCTTTACCATCTTCCATTAATATCGTACAGTTTTTACAGTCAAACCTCATCTTTGTGCAGTCCTACAAAATACTCTGCATCAACTACAACTAATGGTTTATGATTATTTCTTTTAATCACAACCACTGGTTCATAGTTTTTAGAGTTTTCGACTGCTTGAGAATATGATTCCCATATGTTTAATTTTTCTTGATTTTTACACTCAATAGAATAAGGGAACTTTTCTCTTGCAGCCCTTGCCATAATTAAGTCTTCACCACCAGCACCCATAGACCTAGATTCCACATCTTCTGGATGAACTTCTAATTTTTCAATCAATTGGTCACGAAACCATTGTTGTAATCTGCGACCTTTAGCTTTTGCACTTTGTGTTTTCATTACCATGACCAATCCCATTTCCAAGGTAACATTGAAACACCCAACATATTAAAGAAAATCTCGGCAATATAAACTATAACAACAAATATACAGATTTCAAAAATAAGTTTATACGGTTGAGGTAATTTATTTTTCCACGCAACAAACCTACTTTGTTCTACCTTCTCGTCAAGTTTTGTTTTGTTTATTATTTTTTCTGTCCACCAGTTATGGTCTAAGATATTTTTCAACATTATAAGAGGCCAGAATATTATTTTAAGAATTTTCATATAGTTTTCCACTGTTGTTTTAATGGTGGTGATACAATCGATTCATCTGTCCAATTTTCATCCCAAACGTCCATATTCGCTTCAGACCATCTTTTGTATTCTTTTTCACAAACATCACAACGACAATGGTGACAGACTAATACTTGTTTGTCTTCACCAAAGTCTTTGTATAGTTTAGTGTTACAATGTGATTCGTGTCCACAATTTTTACAACCACTAATCATCCGATTCACTGCATTTACATTCTGTACAAGCACATTGTCCATGTTGACAACGACTATATTTGCAGTGACACTCATGACCACAATTTTCGCAATTAGTCATAATCGTACTCCTCATATTCTTCGTTTACTTCATCTTCATCATCAATATTTATCTCACCACCACAAAAGACACAATGTCTTGCATGGTAGTATTTTTCTGACATTCCAAATTGAACTTTAAACTCTACATCACAATCATTACAATAGAGAACTTTTTTTGACATATTTAAGCAGCCTCGTAAGCATCATCCCAAGTTCCAGATAAACCAGCAACCTCATATTCTGTTACTCTGTTTTCAAAAAAGTTAGTATGGTCTGCACCATTAAGTACCCACTCTAACCAAGGTAAGGGATTTTCTTTCACTTTAAAATTAGGTTTCAAACCAAGTTGCAATAACCTTCGGTCTGTTATATACTTTATATAGGTCTTTACATCAATCGCTTCAAGTCCTTCTGGAGCACCCATCTTATAGGTTAACTGAACAAACTTATCTTCTAGTTTGACTGATTGTCTTGCCATTTCGTATATTGCAGCTTTGAACTCATCATCTACTATCTTAGGATATTCGGTACAGAACTGTCGGAATAGTTTTGCAATCCCTTCCACATGGATAGATTCGTCACGAATAGACCATTCTACGACCTTACCCATACCTTTCATCTTTCCATACCTTTGGAAGTTCAATAACATTACAAATGATGCAAACAAAGCAATACCTTCATTCATCACTGACTTTGCCATTGCAAGTGCAAGACCTTTATGGGTTGAAGTATTTGAATCCATCATAAAATCAATCTTATCTGACATTTCAGAGTATTCCAGAAATGCATGATATTCTTCTGGTGGAAGACCAAGAGTTTCATTCAGTAGTGCATATGCTCTTTGGTGGATTGCTTCTCTATTTGCAAATGAACCTAACATATTTCTTACTTCATTATTCTTGAACTTTGGAATCAACTGGTCATAGTAGTTTTGACCAACTGCAACATCAGCTTGTGTAAACAATCTTAGAATATTAGTAATATATTCTTTTTCAGTTTCACTAACCTTTCCACCCTTCCAATCTGCAACATCTTCTGCAAGGTCTACTTCATCTTCAATCCAGTGAACCTTTTCATGTCTTGTAGTAATCTCTACTGCCCAAGGATAGAAGAATGGTTTATAGGTTTCATTAAATTTTAACAAACTACCAGCACTTCTCTTCTTAAATAAAGTGTCTGCATATTTCATTAGGTTATCATACCCACCGATTCTATCACCATCAATAAATATTTGTGGTACAGAGTTTACTCTGCGAACATCAGCAGGAGCTCCGATTACTTCTTTAATTCCATTGATTGATTGATAGAACTCTAGACGTTCTTCTTCATTATCCATCAATTGAAGTTCAAATTCAAATCCATTGTCATCTAACCACTTCTTGGTCATTTCACAAAAAGGACAATCTGATTTAGTTACTACTTTTATTTCCATTACTTTTTCCTTCCGTTTTTATCCTTGACACGCAACACATTCTTCTTGAGATTCAATCTCTGAAATTAATTCTTGTGATTGATAATCTTGTAGCGCATCTCTTTTAACTTTCTCTGCAACATTCTCTGCTCTTTGAGTTGTTTCAGTTCTTAGATAGTATAATCCTTTAACTTCCCTCTTCCATGCATTAAAATGTACTTGGTGTAAATACTTTCTATCAGCACCAGCAGGGAAAAACAAATTAACTGATTGACCTTGACATAAGAATCTTTGTCTAGTTCCTGCTTGGTCAACAATTTTATTCTGGTCAATTTCTATAGCAGTTTTGAAAACATCTTTGGTTGCATCATCTAAAAAAGATAAGTGTTGTACTGAACCACCATTAGTAATAATGTCTGTCCAGACTTTATCAGTGTTCTTACCCTTTTCTTCTAATACTTCCTCAAGATACTTATTCTTAACTAAATGAGAACCAGCTCTTGTTCTGTGTGTATATGCATTTGCTTTTAATGGTTCGATAGATGGTGAAGTTCCACAAATTATAGAACTATTAGCATTAGGTGCAATTGCAAGTAAATGTGCATTACGTCTACCAGTACCTTCCATATCTGGTGCTTCACCCCTTTGTGAACCCATTCGTAAACTTTCTTCGATTGCTTCTTTTTGAATATATTGAAACACTACATTATTCCACACTTGTGCAGACTCAGATTCAAATGCAATATTCTTTCTATGTAAGAAAGCGTGCCATCCCATTGCACCAAGACCCAGACTACGTTCTCTAGTTGCAGAATATCTTGCACGACTAATTTCATCTCCAGCATTATCAATAAAGAATTGAAGTACATTATCTAAGAATCGTGTAAGGTCACGAATCATTGTAGTACCTCTCCACTCATCAAAGTTTTCTACATTTACAGATGAAAGACAACAAACAGCAGTTCTATCTTCTGAAGTTGCAAGGTGTATTTCATTACATAAGTTTGAACCATGTATCTTCAAACCCAAATCTTTTTGTGTTTGTGGTAATGCACGATTAGCAGTATCAATAAAATTAAGGTATGGTTCACCAGTTCTAAATCTTACTTCTAATATTTGTTCCCACAACTTTCTTGCAGGCATTGTTTCTCTAACAGTTTTATCATGTGGGTCAACTAAATCCCAACTTTCACCTCTTTCAACTGCTCTCATAAATGCATCTGTAATATTGATTGCATTATGTAGATTTAAATTCTTACGATTAACATCTCCAGTAGGAACACGCATATTCATAAATTCAATAATATCTGGGTGGTCAACATCCATATAGGCTGCATAAGAACCTTTACGAGTTTTACCTTGACGATATGCAGTCATGTCTGCATCTACTGTATGAAGGAACGGCATCGGCCCAGGCGCTTTGTCCGATACTGCACGAATATCACTCCAGTGACCACCAACTCCACCACCTTTAACTGACAACCAACGTAGTTCAGCAGTGTGGTCAATAAGTCCTTCTAGACTATCTGGAACATAAGTTAAAAAACATGAAATAGGAAGTGCTTTTGCTTTCTCATCTGGTTTAGGTGCATTTGATAAAACTGGTGATGCAAACATAAACCACCCTTTAGAAACATACTCATAAATTCTTTGTGCTAAATCCATGTCTCCATAACAATATGCTACAGCAGCTCTTGCATATGCTTGTTGTGGAGAATCTTCACCGTCTTTACAATAGTAATCTTTTACCAACTTATGCGCTTGTTCCGATAACAAGTTATCTCTGTTCTTATCTATATTAATTCCTAAGTATTTTGTCGTTGATTCAGATGGTGGTAACTTTACCACCGTGGACGATTGCGCCATGGTATTCTCTCCTATTTGTTTAAACTTTTTTCCAGTGGGATATTTGTGTCTTTGCTTGTAATCCAGAAAAGGTATTTCTATGTATAATATCAGAGATTTCAGAACTTGTCAAACCAGAAATTATCATATCGTTTATATCCTTTTCTTTTATTCCTTGAGGCCAGATTACGACACTATAATCTTCCTCAATCGCTTTTTCTATATTCTTAACAATTTCTCTATTTCTAGGTTCGTTGTCAAATACTAACGTACTCTTAGTTTTGTATTGAGGTAGGCGTAAGTCACCTTGAGCCACTGCAATACAATTTGAAAGAAACAAACTATCAATAGGGCCTTCCACGATAATAATATTCCCACTATCGTCAACCCTATCAAGACCAAAAATCTTTTGATGATTTTGGTCAAGTACAATTGTAATGTACTTCGGTTGTTCTTCTCCAAAAGACCTTCCTTGATACGCAAAAACCTTACCGTGTTTATCACGAAAAGGAATCACCATTCTAGGATGGTCATTCGTCAAATCCTTGAACTTATTAGGTATTAACTCATTAGTCCAAGTAAAAAACTTATTGACCAAATAAATATCATTGTATCTATGTTGGGGTATAAGGCGTTTACTGATAGATTGCACAGCTGGGTGGTCTTGTCCAAGTTCCCTAAACGACTTGTGTTTAGACAAAATGTCTTTTTCAATAAAGACAGGCTTTGGTATATTGAACTCTGGATTCTCGACATTCCCACCTCTTCCATTTGCTGTAGAACCTTCCTTGTATCTTTCAACAAGGTATTCTTTATATAGGGATTCGTCAACCTCTAAAACTAAGTTTGCAAGGTTTGTTCCCTTAGAACAGTTATGACATTTATAAAACAAATCATTCTTTGTTCTATAGACATAACCTCTAGCTTTTGATTTATTCTTTTTACTATCTCCACAAAATGGACAACGAAAATTCCAGAGGTAATCCCCTTTTTTGGAAAACCTCTGCAATCTATGTGACATTAAGTTGAGATATTTAATATCTACAAATGTACTCATGTTGTAGATAATACATGAAACTTAACTGAAAGTCAAGTCTTATTTAAAGATTTATAGTGATTATTTTTTGAAT